ATAATTTACCCTCCAAAAACAATACTAGGGAAATAGTTCTCCCTAGTATGATTAAATTTCGATAATATTTGTTGGTAGTTGATGTTTAAGAATATCTAATGTCTTAAATCCTAATGATTCTAACATGATAATACCTGATTTAATGTTATCCGCAACCATTGTATCAATATCAATATATGGGATAATCCAATCTGGTAATTCCTCTTGATTCTTAGGTAATGAAATAACATTTAAACCATTCTTAACTAAGTCTTTATTATCAAATAATTTTTCAATTTTAGCATAATAATGATCATCCATGTCTTCAAGCATTTCTAAAGAATCAATATTAAGTTTAAACATGTTAACTTTGTTAGGTAAATCAATTTCTTTATCAGGGAATAATGAATTCCATGTGATTGCACCACGTAATGACATCATTTGATAAGGGTTTACATAAGAATGTATTGAGTTAACCTTGCCAGGAAGTGAGAACTCAGAAGAGCCTGATAATAATGATTCTCTAACTTTAGATTCTAATGCTCTGAACTTACCAATAATATTACCTAAATCAATTTCTTTAGAACCTAGTATATCATGTTCAAGTAATTCTGTAAATGATTCACGAATATGAGCGTTTGTTGATACTTTACGAATAGCTAGACCTTTTACGTCTAGTTCAGGTGGGTTCATTAAGTTACCCTCTTGCATTAATACGATACCTGCATAGTTCTTTTTATTACGTGTCATCATGATACGTTTAATTAAGAACTCATTTTTCATATTAATACGATGACGAATATCTTCAGGAACATTATATAACTCACCAAATTTAAAGAATGCATCATTGATTAATTTTGTAATATGATATGTTGCTGTATTGATTGTAGAGATTATTGATTCATCACTCTCGATATTAACCAGATCAGGGAAATGTTTTGCAAAGAAATCAAAGTATGGTTTAAGATATAAGAAGTTTGAGTCAGTATCAATTGTTAGTACTGATTTTCTTAATCCTTTATCACAACGATCAAAACGATAGAAGTCTGAATAGTTATATGATACCCATTCTTTAATATAAGTCCAAATCTCATTTAAATTCCCTACGATTCTTTCAGGTACATGGTTAGGGTCTAAGAAATCATCATGACCAATTACATGTGAATATAAATCAATTACATTAGTTCTTTCAATAAATTCAAATAAATTATTCTTGAAGTAAAGTTTATTTAAATCGTCTTGGTCTAAATGATCTAATAAACGTTCTTTAAAGACGTATAATAATTCTTTATCTTCACCAACATATTTTTCTTTAAGATATTCATATACTTCATCTACAGAAGCATCTTGTCTGAATTCAACATCATTAACTGTTTGATAGTCTTCACTTAAGATATTATCAACAAATACCATTAAGTCATTGAATGTTCTAAAATCAATGTTATTTGATAAGAAACGTTCAAATGTTATTACTGCAAATGTAATAATATCCTCACCAGTATAAGTAATTGATTTACCTACATATGGATGATAGAAAATTGAATTTGACTCGATTGATGCACCATAGAATGAGTTATTCAGTACCTTATAGTTAATCTGAATAGTCTTTTGGTTATTATATTGAGTTTTATCTTCATCATTCATATGACTAAACATTTTATCTTTATGGACAGAACGTTTAACGATAAACTCATCACACATTAAAGCCATTGTACTAATTTGCTTTTGTCGGTTTACAAATAATGTACCATAACCAGTAATAATTGCTTCATTATCTAATTGATATTGAAGAACTGATAACATTGAAGTCTGTTCACCTTCGAATTCAACTCTAGGGTTCTTAAGTCTAGACTTCATTTCCTTCTTGACAACTGATTCAATAAATGCTTCATCTGCTTCTGGGAAGAATCGATGAATTGTACTAGTCATCTTTTCCTTATACGTTGCTAGAAATTCACTATGCATTAATTAAACTACCTCCTATAAACAACAAATATATTATATAGTTATAGTCATTCATAAAAATTAAGTTTTTATAAAAATCTAATAATCTTTATATACTATAAGGAAATTATAAAATTAAATTCTTATATTTAAAGACTATAACAAATAAATAATATATTATTGAAAGATATTTTGAACAAAAAATTAAAATATATGAAAGGTAGGTCTTTTCAAGATGGCAAACTTTTTTGAATCATTAACTCAAACTAACGAAGGAACTGGTGCTGATTTCGAGGTTATTACTGAAACTGCTCGTATTCTTCAAGAACGAAGTGTAGTGCGTATGGACAAAAGCGCTATGCGTAAAAAACTATTAACACAAGCTACATTATTAGCGGCTAAAGATGCTGGAGATCCATTGTATAAGAAATATGTGAAAGCTACTAAAATTCGTAAACAATGTCGTCATGCTATCCAACAAAAATATGCTTCTAAAGGTAAAGCTAAAATGCGTGAATACCTTGTAGCTCAACAAGGTCGTTAATCCTTGTTACAATTTTAATTTTTAATATGATTACAAACAATACCTATATGGGTGTTGTTTGTAATTATTTATTTAATCTCTGGTACATAGAAAATTATTTTAAATATATATTATTTTATAGAATAAGTTTTATATAATTTATAATTATAATTTGGAGAGGTTGATTAATTTGAAGCAAACAAAAATTATTTCTGGTTTTCCTGGTATTGGTAAGAGTTTCTTATTCAAGAATAATGATATTATTGTCTTAGATTCTGACAGTAGTGATTTCTCTTGGATTGAAAAAGGAGTAAGACATCCAGACTTCCCTAACAACTACATGGAGCATATTCAATTTAATATGGGTATTGCTGATATTATTCTAGTATCATCACATGATATAGTTAGAGAAGCATTAAGAGATAACAACATAGACTATACTTTAGTATATCCTTCAATTGAATGTAAAGATGAATACTTAGAACGATATAAGAATAGAGGTAATGAAGAAGGATTTATTAACTTTATCGGTTCTAATTGGGAAAACTTTATAAGAGATATTGAAGGAGAAACTTTCCCTAAACTTGTTAAATTAGAAGACGGTCAATTTTTATCAGATGTATTAGAGCAAATATAAATTTGCAAAATTTCAATTTTCGGTATATAATATATTTGAGGTGATCATTTTGGAAATTGATAAAAATATTGCTAAGTTCCTAGTGGATTTAGATAAACTTTCTCGTAGACATGGTATATGGATTGAGAAAGATGGTAAGTTAGTTAATGATGAATTAAAAGTAGTTGCTGACAGTCTTTATATCAATGAATCAAATCAAGAGTATTTTGCAAGAGGAATTAAATAAAATTTAACAGCACCCATTTTAACAGTAGATAGAGGAGAGAATATACTATGTTAGATTTAAATCAAGAAATTAATTTCAATGAGGTTATTTTATCTGAAGAGTACGAAGATATTAAGACTTTCTTAAAGCAAGAAATCTTTAGTAATATTGAAGGACGTAACGACTTAGTTACTGTTAACTTTTCAGATGAAGATATTTATGAAATTACTAAAGGGAACTTGTTAACTTATTTAATTTTAGCAATTCCATTCAATGCTTATCAAGAAGAATTTGATCCAGAATTCCTTGTAGATGCTTCTAATGTAAATGAATATAACACATATTTTGACAATATTATTGAGTACTTTGTTGAAAAAGGAGATATTCATAGACATATCAGTCGTATCATTGATGAGTTTGCTTTATTCTCAGGTAAAATCAATGTGAAATACGGTAGTACTGTATCTTTAAAGACATTCTGTGATTTAGCTGAAAGAAATCCAAGATTCAACGAACTGCTAAATTATAAAATCGATGAGAATGCAAATATTGGTTTTGATGAAATGATTAAAGATATTAATGTTAGTATGGATGAAATGTTAGATATTATTAGAGAAGATGAAGATAATAATGTTAGAGACTACCTACTAGCAGGAGCAGGAATAAATGAAAATCAGTTAAAGCAGGTTATCTTATGTATTGGACCAAAGCCAGACTTATTTGAAAATATTATTCCTTATCCAATTAATACATCATTTGTTAGAGGACTTAATGTTCGAGACTTTATTATTAACTCTATTGGTGGACGTAAATCATTAATTACCAGTCACTTTAAAGTTAGGGATGCTGGTTATTTAACTCGTAAATTAGGTATTCTTAACATGGACTTAACAGTTAGTGATGAAGATGATTGCGGTACAATGCATCCTATTGAGATTACTATTGAAAATAAAGGCTTCTTAAAACGCCTTAAAGATAGATGGTTCTTGAATGAAAATGGAATGTTAGAACTTATTACTTTAGATAGAGAAGATTTAATAGGTCAAACTATATGGTTAAGAACTCCTATTACTTGTGGTTGTACTGATGGTGTTTGTAAAACATGTTATGGTGAATTATATCGTATTAACCAAGAGATGAATGTTGGTGTAATTTCAGTATTATTACTTACGAATCCATTAACACAACGCCTATTATCATCTAAACATTTACTTCAAGCGGTTGCTAGTAAGATTGATTGGGGTAAGAATTTTGATGATAACTTTAATGTAAATAGAAACTTAGTACTTCTAAAAGATACTAATACTAAATTATATATTGAAAAGGATAATGTTGATACGGATGAAGAAACGGACAACATGATTTTAAGAACATTTGAAATCATTGACATTAATGATGGAAGAAGAAAGAAAATTACAGTTCCAATTGATTTAATCTTAGCTGAAAGTATTAAAGATAATTTGGAAATGAATGAAGATAAAGAAGATAATAATTACTATTGTATTAATCTAAAAGACTTTGATGAGAATGAACCTATCTTCCAATATGTAATGGAAAATAATGGTTTATCAGCACCACTTATTGCAATCAAAGACTTAATTGAGAAAAATGATTATATTAAATCTCATGATATTACTGAAAGTACTAATTACTTCATGGAATTAATTGATACTGCAAAATTAAATATCAATTACATTCATATTGAATTAATCTTACGTCAAATGTTTGTACTTAAGAAAGGTTTAGATAGAGAAGCATTCCTAGAAGATGAATTCCCAGAATATAATTTATATCGTATTACAGATGGTATTCTTCATAGCGATTCATTATCCAAAGGACTTCTATTTGAACAGATTTACAAGCAATTAACAACTAACTACTTTGGTACTTATGATAAATTTAATCCATCAATCTTTGATGATTTCATTAAATAAATAGTATTTGACCCATTACTTATTTTGAGTAATGGGTTATTTTTTTTTTATTTAATTTTTTAATTAACATATAATTGAAATTCTGATATATTAAAAGGAAATTTTTAAATTTATATAAATTTTTATTAGGAGGTTTCAACAGTGATTGAAATAAGACCTACTAGAATAATAATTAAGGATTATATTAAAGAGTCTTGTAAAGAACTAGAACATTCCTTATCTGTATGGAGTAAACTTACTTATAGTTATACTTTTTGTGCTTATGATTATAATGAGGTTACTAAAGAATTAACTATTCCTTCTGGTTTTGATTTAAACAAACTAGCAAAATACTTCCCAAATAAGGAAATCGTATACAATAATGAATTAAAGGAAACTCGTAAGATAAAGAATCTTACCCTTAAATTCCCTCCTAATAAACCAATTCAAGAGGAAGCTATTAAGTTTTTATTAGGAACTAAGTATACTAGAAATTCTACTCAGAAGATGTTATCATTAAAAACAGGTCAAGGTAAAACATATTGTGCTATTAATTATGTATCTCAAACATTAAAAGTACCTTTAATTGTAGTGGATCAAGATTCATTAGCTCAACAATGGTTAGAAAGAATTAAACACTTTACTAATGCAAAAGATTCTAATGTATTTATTATTAGCGGTAGAGATTCTATTAATAAGTTACTTAAAATGCCGAAAAAAGATTTTGCTAAAGTTAAATTCTTTATTGCTATCCATAGAACCATTAATGCTTTGATTCATGCTGATAAAGCTTTATATGTAAAATTAATAGATCATTTAGGTATTGGTGTTAAGATATTTGATGAAGCACATGTTGAATTTGCTAATATCTTTGCAATGGATAGTTTAAATGACATTGAATCTATATACCTGACTGCAACTCCTTCAAGAAGTAATGAGAGTGAAAATAAAGTATATCAAAATATGTTTTATAATGTTAAGAGAATGAATAATATTAAACGATTAAGTGAAGAAAATTATCACAATATTGTAATTGTTAAAACCAATAGTAAACCATCTATTGATCAAGAACTAGATACTAAGAGTAAATTTGGATTCGATGTGAATAAATTCTCTAAGTATATCCTTGAAGAAAGATATGAACATTATTTCAATATAATAATGACCATTCTTACTGATATTGTACTTAAGAAGGAAAAGAAAAAGACAATTATCATATTCCATATAAATGATTTAGTCGATACATTCTATAAGGATTTCAGTGAGTTAGTTGAAAAGACTAAAGCTCCTTTATCAGTTGGTAAATTTAATAGTAGTATTAAAGATAGAGATGAGAGATTTAGAGAACTTGAAAAAGATATTGTAATTACTACAGATAAATCATTCAGTAAAGGAATAGATGTTAAGGATTTAGAATGTGTTATAAACACTGTTCCATTATCTTCAGCACCTAAGACAGAACAAATGATAGGTCGTCTAAGAAGATTACAAAATAAAGAAGTATATTACTTTGATGTTATTGATTCTGGATTTAAGAGTTGTTTAAATCAATTGACATTCAAAAATAAAGTCTATCAAAAGACAGCTAAAGAGATTTATGAAATAAAATTGTAAATATATATTATATTAGTGGTCTTACCTTATTTGGAGACCATTAATATAATTTATTGTATATCTATTTTTGAGAGGAGAAACATCATGTCGGTTGAAACACAAGTTATATCGAAGGAATTTAAGATGTATCCAGTAACAGAAGAGGAATTACTTGCATTTAAGAAAGTTATTCTTATGAATAATGAATCAGCAGAAGAATTTTATAACTATATGAAAGAAAGAATTGAAGGGGAATTTAATATTAATATTAGTGAGAATATGTCAGTGGTTCTTCACAATAGTTACCTTATGGATATTTTATTATGTCAGTCTGATACAATGTCTAAGTCTAAATGTACAGTTCCTTTATTACAAGTAAATTTAGCAGAGCGCACTTATACTATTTATAACTATGAATATGTTGAAAAAGATGTTAAT